TATTTCTCTAGTATAGATGATTCTGCATTTTTAAGAGCCGCTTCTCTTAGTTCGTTTGCGTCAATTATTGCTTGCTCTAGTAATGATGGCATATTTTAATTGTTCCTCAATATAAAAAATATCTTTCTTCACGAATAAATAGTGTTGACAAAACGGAAAGTCCAGTTTAGAGAGCACAAAGGATTAGTCTTGTGCTGAATTGGCTTTTTGAATTGTTCTTTTTCTTCTTATTCTTTCTTTTCTTCTTCTCTCGGAGGGTTTAACATAATATGCTTTTTCCCTAATCTTTTCAACTATCTTCTCATTTTTGCATTTCTTAAGAAATCTCTTAATGGTCCTATTGGGGTCTTCATTTTTTCGAGGAACAACCGTTACATGAGAAGGCCTTCGGCCCCCGATGGCTGTCTTTTTTTCTGTTTTTTTGTTTCCCCTTTTGTCGTCATAGCCGCGATAATTTCGTTTGTTATTTCTTTTATAGGCCATTTATTCCTCTTGTCTGATGATTAGATTGATTTTATTACTTATGCGTTATCGTCTCTGCTGTCGCCCCTGTCGACGGTCAGTGCCCTATAATATTCATTGATTCCAGAGCCACTAAGCGGCCACATTCGATCCCTATGGATATTAGTTAATTCAGCAAAAACCTGATAGTTGCCGCCGTCGGCGGCGGACTGGACATATAATTCGTTACATCTTATATTCATAGTTATAGAGCTATTCAATTCCGTCAAAGTTATGTGGTGATTTGCAGCTACAGGTTTTTCATCTACAGAGCCAGTTGATGCAAAATAAACATACAAGGCGCCGGCGCTATCAGCATCTGAATTAATGACTGTCACCGATTTTGTAACTGTTGGAAACCTTACGCGATGCTCCCTGCCGGCGCCTAGGGTGGAACCAGTAATCCATGGAACACCAGATGCCTGATAACTACCGACATTATGAATGCCAACGGTATATTGGGTCATATTTTTTTCTGCCATTTTATTGTCCTCTTTCTCTTAAATAGTTTGTTATTTTATTAATGCTTTCCAATTTGCGCCCCCAAGTGCCATAATTCCTGCTATATCGACACCTGGGTCGCCGGGCTCTACATTGCCGAGCGGATTGGCGGCCGAATATTCGGGATTTCTTTGCTCTGGGGCAGGCTGGACCCCTTCGAACAAGTTAACTCCACCATAAGCATCTGAACCCAAGCTTTGCATTAACTTTTCTCTACCTTCTTGTATGTCCCTGTCTGCTTCAACTTGGCGCCGCATGCGAGATATTTTTTCGCTAGCAGAAACGCGAGAAGGAGAGCTTGCCGGCAAGGCCTGTTCTGTCATAACATTGCCAGACGACATTCCTTTTGCAACTTCTGATACAATATTAGACAGCATGCCTCCCTCTAACAATATCTCGCTTATACATTCTTTTACTAAAGGCTTAATGGCGCTTTTCAATTCAGATTTTTTCATTTCTACCTCAAAATATCGTTCAACAGACGGTTTATCTTATCTTCTTTTGTAAAGATGTTGGGCTCTCTTCCTTCTTTCATCATGAAGGCGCCGGTGGTTGATGGCTCTGAAACAAAATCGAAACAAATAAGCTGAAAATCGTCCTCTACCATGGTCTTGCCTTTTTCGTCTTTTACGGAGCCCAGTCCGCGAGAAGAGATGCCAAGCTTAACTCCTGCCTTGCAAAGCTCCTGCAAAACTTTGCCAGAAGGGGTACCGAGAACCAAAACTTTTCCCATTACATCATCGCCGTCCCACCAGATATCGGTGACGAGGTGAGATGCGTTCTTAAGGTTGATAACTGAATCGTCTGGATGGTCAAGCTCTCCAAGTGCTCGTCTTTCTTTAACGAGTTTGTGGTAGCTTTCCACCTCTCTCTGGAGAGTTTCTTTGCGATATATACGACCATTGCCATTTTTGGCATTCGCCCTCTGCATAACTCCAGTCATGTAGTATGCCTTACCTTCAGCCATTTCTTGCTTCTCTCGCTCAGTTAGGAGATCTTGGCAGACCCCTCCATCGCAGAGAGCGTAGTATTCGGTTAGTACCATTTTTTTAGACATTATCGGCTGTATCCTCTTGTTCTTACTTCTTGGGCGCGTCACTATTGATCGTGGGGAAATACTTCGCCGGCGTCGATCATTTCCTGTTTAACTTGTAAAGGCGTCTTTTCGCCACTTTCTATGGCCAGCCACTGCGCATAAGAAGGCGTGGGGGCGGTCCGGTTTGCTCTTGCTGCCCAATCATCCATGATGGACTGTCCATAGCCTAAACCGATCTCTCTACCGGTGGTGGAGGGTGGCCATGCCGGCGTTTGGCCAGTAAGTAAAGGCAGCCACGCATCGGTGATCATGTTCTGATAGGTATCGATTCCAGTCCCAAGCCCTGCCGGCAGATCGACACCGCTAGTTTCCTTAGCGCCAGCAAAGAAATCACTTGTGGGGTCGGCGACATATTGCTGCCAGGTATCGCCGATTTGTCCGGGAATACCGCGGATGTTTTCTATGCCGCGGCCAACTGCTTCGCCGGCGCTGTAGGCGGTTTCCCCTTCCCGCAGCACAACAGATAGCTCTTCTTTGATGATTTGCTTGAGTTGGTTCTTTGTAATCTTCATTTGTTTGTTTCCTTAAAAATAAAAGCGGGCGCAACCCGCACGAGCTAAGAGCCTTTACAACAACGACGAACATCTGGAATGTTAATTCTTCGCATTTTCTTCTCCTGAAAGTTGAATGTTGAGCCCACAATCTCCGAATATCATGTTGAAAACATAAGATGTTCCAGAGCTTAAACAGCCCAGAATAAAATAATTAGTGATAGTGTGTTCGAAAGTAAATAGTTCCGTCCATCCGTTTATTCCACACAAAAAAACTCCCACCCAAAAGCCCACACACATGGGGCAATGGAAGAAGTGATGTTTGGGGCGGATCTTGTTGAAGATGAAGCCGTAGCATAATAGTTGCGTCATTCCATAGGCGGCGAGCACAAAATATAAAAGTTCCAACTTAACCTCTAATAAGTATAGTTTTGCCAGTAAGGGCCGTAGTTGTAGCCTGGCCGAAGGGTGCCCTTTGTGTCGTCGTGTGGCACCTCTCCAAGCTCAGTTGACTCTTCATCTTCTGGATCTGTGAACCGGTCTGATGTCATTTCCTCATATTCATCACCAAACTCAAAATATGGTTTTTCCTCGTCTATCCATTTAGAAATATTAATAATTACTAAGTTTACAACATCATATTTCTCACTAGCCATCATTTGGCCCTCAAGAGAGCCATACACATTTCCCCCTTGAATCGAGTCTGGTACGACTATGCCTTTTCTTGATAAAAACTTAAAAAGCCTGTCTTGTGCTCCATAAACAATGTCATTTAATTCATTTTTCGGAAAAACGATAATCTTTCCCGTTCCCATCATTATAACTATATCGATATCGGCATGATCTGAAATTATAAGATCGTCACTCAAGGTTTTTCTTATCTTCATGTCTATTGAAACAATAGGCTTCTTCGGCGGTGGTGGTGGCATAGGGGGAAGAGGGCCCTGCATAGAGACGGGGGGTGTTTGCTCTGATTGCATACCAGCTTGTGGCTCTTCTTCTATGTGGATGTCGGCGCCAGGCATTACTTCTCGACCTCAGATATAAGACTTTGCACCTTAAGTACATCGTGAATTACTTTGGCATCTATTTTTTTATTCTTGACTTCCGAAAGTTTCTTCAACACCATGGTCGTTTTATGGCTCATATCTTCATCCAAAGAAACATCCTCAGAATTTAACATCTTAGACAATGACTTGTTTAGTCTACCTATTTCTTCATTCAAAAAAACCTTGAGAGACAGACCGTTATCATTGAATGCCATTAAATAATGGTTTAATAGTGTTTTCTGTTCCGACAACAAGTCGCCATCATATTTGCTGTTAAAGTTTTCAATAACCTTTTTATATACCAAGCCGTCAATGTGTGGCATATTTTTGGCGCCATCTTTTGCAAGGCTCCTAGAAGTTATCGAGGAAACTAGCTTCCTCTCTAGAAGCACCTTTTCTTTAACAGGAAGCTCTCCATTGAAAATTTGAGCTATGGTTGCAAGGTTCTTATAATTTGGTACAAAATTTGCAAAAACAGATTTTGATAATGCCTTGTTAATTTCATTAATCAGAACAGTTTGGCGATTAAATATTTGTTTCTTGTCGAATCTAGAATAAGCCTGTCTGGTCTCTTGTATGAGCCTTTCAGCAGTATATACATCAAGCCCTTCAGTTTCATTCAGGTTCTTATATAATACAAGCTCCTGCCCAAGAATAGTTTTTGGGCTGAAGTTTTCTTTTATCATCAATACAATTTTTGCTTTTTTGGTGTCTTCTTTGTGAATTATTGACCTTGTAAGTTCCTTTATCAAGGTCTCATACAAAAAAGCGGTATTTCTTTTTTTATTGTGTCTAAGTCTCATTATCTTCTGGGCCCATCCTGTTCATGCTTTCAACCAATTGGCGCACTTCGTTTTCAGACATAAAAAGTTTTCTCTCTTCTAGTAGTTCGTCTTTATTATAAATAGGTTCTTCGTCCTCAAATAGCCCCTTTGATAAGGATCTTAGGCCAGTAACTCCACTGTATCCAGGATATATAGTCCTAAAAGACAATTCAGGAGAAGCTACACTATTGTAATTTCTGCGGCGGCCACCAAACTGGCGACCATCTACCTTAACTGGAAAATACATTTTACCTTTGGATCTTGGAGAATACCAGCCATCTTCGCGGCGGCCTGGAGGCGGTTCCTCTCCGCCGCCTTCTCCGGCCGCGGATTCCGGCGTTGTCGTAAGAAGCTCTCCCTCGCCCTCTTCTGGGCCAGGTTCTTCCTCTGACGGGGCTTCTTCTGGCGGGGCTTCTTCTGGCGCCAGTCCGCCTGGTGATTCCGGCATGTCACCAGGCATGCCACCGGGCATGCCACCTCCGCCGGGGCCGGCAGCCATTTCGCCAGCGGCCTCAGCCGTGGCCATGAGCGTAGCATCGAACTTGCGGTCGTAGAATAACTCTCTTTGATTTCTCAAGAAATCATCCTCTGACATTGCAAATACATGCTCCGCAATCCACCTGCGTGAAAAGAAGCCCTCAGTTGCATTTGCAGCAACATCAAATTTAGTAGACCAGTGCTCAAGCTCTTGTAACTCAGCGATCTTCGAAGGGTTAGTTAATGATAATTCAAAAGAAAGAAGATCGTCCCCCTTGAAGCCCATGGTATGTAAATGAATGATTCCGATCTTCTCAAGCTCTGAAACGACTGCTCGTTGCAGCCTCTGGATGGTGCGAGCAAACCGAACATCTTTTTGAGCAAGAGTTGTCTTGTCTTCCTCTGCCCCTTCTGAGTTTGTAAGGTAGGATGCGGGGACTTTTAATGCGGAGAATAATTTATCTCTCAAATATTTAACATCTTCAATGTCGCCAGTATAAGAGCCGCCGGGAAGAGCAGTCACATCAGATGCCGTGGTACCCCTAACAGGAATAAAATAATCTTCTTCAATGGAAAGAGGGTTATATCGGAGGTCAACTCTGCCAGTATTTTCGTCAACAACTTGATTTCGCTTCATTTGCGACATAACTTTTTGCATATATTGTTCAACTTCATCGGCTGGAATGCTGCCAACATCAATCTTGAAAACGCGGCGATCAGGGGCTCGAACAATACGGTATGCCATCATGGCATCCTCAAGAAGAGTAAGTTGGCGCCAAATGCGTCGGGCCGGCTCCAAACAAGAGGTTCCATATGGAACATACTTATCATTACCCAACACCCTGAAGTGTGCCATTTGCCAGTTTTCTAGTGTCAGGCCGGCCGAGTTCCACTGGAACTGGACATAATCTGGGTTCGATTTGTCCTCTCCCTCTAGCCGCTCAACCTCTTGAATGGGCAAGCCTATGACGGTACGAATTCCATGTTTTTCATCGACATCCAAATATAAGAAAAAATCTCCATATTTGCACATAGAGCGACACCAGCCAAAGAGGTTGTGTTGTATGTTCATGATATTATGATAAAGAGAATGCAGTACGGCTTTAATTTCTTCGTTTGAGCACTTAATGGTCAACATTGGCTGGATCTTTGAATGTGTTGTCATCTCATCGGCATATATATCGAGCGCAGAAGCTATTTCTGGCGCATACTCCATTTGATCAAAGTCAACATACCGTTCAGCGCGGTTGTGGTTGTTCATTATCTGCGGCTGCAAATTCCCAAAAGGCAGATAATTACTTCTCTTAAACTGTTGTCCGCTAGCGGATCTGAATTTGCTACCAAACTTGTCTAGCTGATGCCTTCTCAGGCGACGGCCCGTTTGGGTTCTATAATTTA